CTATCAAAACTATACCACCAGATACATTAAAAATGATTGAATCTGTTGCAAAACAATGTGCAGATCAAATGGGTGGTGAAGGTGGTGAAGGTGGTGAAGGTGGTGAATTGGATGAAGCGGCATTGATGAAAACTATGCAGGGTATGTTGGGTGGTATGTTGGGTGGTGCAAAAAAATAAACTCATGTTATATAAATGACATCTTGGTTCGACGATCCAAAACAACTCATTCGATCAGATAAAATATTAGAATTTTGGCCATCAACTAAACATACACCAGAAGAACGTATTAATTCCGCATCTCGATTTATAATTTATGCGACTTGTATTATATATCTTATTAGACGTGACGTACGTATATTTGTTATAGGAGGAACTGCATTGGGTGTTCTATACATAATGGAAAAATCGGATATGGTAAAAAATGCTTTAGCTAGACCTACGGAAGGACAATTGGGTTCTTCAGGAGCGTGTCAATTACCAACAGAAGATAATCCAATGGCAAATGTACTCATGAGTGATTTTTCGGATAGACCAAATAGACCAAGCGCCTGTTATTATCCAACTGTAAAGACACACGTTAATAATAAAGTAACAAACGGTGTTAAATATGGTCCATCTCGTTCGAGATCTTCCATGCCAGAATATCAAAGAAATGCGTTTTCAAGACAATTTGTCACAATGCCAGATACAAGTTTAGGCGGTGACCCACATTATGCTTTTATACACGGTAAACGAGGTGAATTAACGTGTAGACAAGACCCACGTTTATGTGATCCCAATGCGAGAGGTGTTCAACTCGAAGCGTTTGCGGGATTAGATCCAAATGATGATAAGAGAAGTGGTATGCATAGGGGTTCGGGTTTTGCAGTTGGACATTCGGCATAATTATTTAAAAAATAAACATACACCTGATACTCGATTTTTGTAAACAAAATGTTTATATAATATAAAATGGCGTATCAGCTTCAACCAGGAATGAAAATTGTTACAGATAAAGCGGTCCCACCAGTTTGTGCGACCGAAGAAGTGTTTGTATATCCTCAGCCCAGTACTCTTAATTATGGTTCTTCGAGACCAAATACCATGCTTTATGGGACAGCTCCATTCATGGCAGGTAAGGGAGCACCAGCACAATATATAGAAACGAGTGATTTACTTAGACCACAATCTACATCTCAATTTAACAAAATATTAGTTAAAACACATGAAAAATACTTACACCCATTGCAAAATGTTGAATGTAAAGTTCCACTCAGAACCCGAACATATGAACCTTCGAGTAGTAGAGCCGACGTTCAAAATGGTTTATTTCAGCAAAGATATCTTAATAAAAATGTTAGCAAGAATTAAGAATGGCTGACCCTATATCCATATTAGCTATAGCAGCACTAGTTTATACAGGTCGTAAATTAAGTAAATCTGACGAAGAAAAATATTCAATTGATGGCAAATCTATAGAAGACGAATCAAGAATTATATCCGAATCTGATCGTGATATAACAATTGATTCGTCTTATCTTGGTCCACTTTCGCCACTTGTTGAACCAACTTATCAAAATAAACAGGAAGTATCTTCATTTGCAGATATTTCCCAACAAACTAGATCTTCTGGAGGTGAAGTTTTAGATATGCGAGGTAGAATGATGTATGATGGTGGTGTGATGAATAATCTTTCACCAGTTGAAAAACAACTCGTTGGTCCAGGTCTTGGTGTTGATCCAAGTGTACCAGCAGTTGGTGGACACCAACAACTTTTTAGAGTAAATCCAGAAAATGTTGGTGCGTATAGGTTAACAACTCTTCCAGGACGATCTGGACCAGCCTTTGATTCAAAGGGTGGTAGAAGAGGTGTTGCTGGTGAACTTGGAAATAATAGACCAGAAAAGACGGCATTTCTCCCAGATCGTCTTCCACCATCGACGGGACGCGCTCAAGGTATGTCAGGTAGAACACCACGAAGTGAACATGAAAGAACAAAACGCACTACAAATAGATCGGAAACTGGCATGCGAACCGACACACTCGGTACAGCAGCACCAAAGAGATTTACTTCCGCTCTTACTCGCGCACAAGAACCAACACGTAATAAGAAAGATGGTAATATTGAAGCGTATTCGTATCAAAATGCTCCAGGTCCAAACATTAACAAGTTTGTTCACGGGTATATGACTTCACCAGCAAATAAAATTGGGGAAAAGCGAACGTATGGGGATTCTCATACAGTCGATGAATTAATGAAATTTGGGTTTAGACCTTCAGAAAGAAGAGGCAAGTCGGGTAGAGCAGCAGGACCAGGTAGAATGAATGTTCGGGCAGATGCTCTAAACCAAGGTGGTATGGTTACATCTGTTAGATCAGATACATCTCGAACAGATGGAAGGATTAATTCAGTAAGTGGTGGATGGACACAGAATTATAGAAATAACGATTATAATCAATTTAATGCATACAAGGGTATGCCTAATCCAAATGTTTCTAATAATGGTTTGGATATAGCTAAAAACCAATTATATAATAATCCATTGACACATAGTCTTTCGTAAATAATAAATGTAAATAAAAACACTCATTAAAATAATACTACTATATTTTAATGAAGGTCCATACCTTAGACATAGATAGTGGCGAAAGAGATCCAATTTCTTATCCAAATCCTGCAGACTATGTTGTTACTTTAAAATCACCCATTTATGACGTCACTAAGATTTCCATGATATCAGCACGTATACATAATAGTCAATTCTTAATTAACGAACGAAATAATACATTTACGATTAACAGTACAACTGTATCTATACCTAATGGAAACTATAATGGTAAAGATCTCGCATCAAATGTTGTACAGGAGTCAAGTGGTATATTAACGAGTTCATCTTTCGATAAAGATACAAATGCTATAACATTTAATGGAGGTAGTAATTTTACGTTTAAGTTTTATACAGGTACAAATGGGTACAACACGTATGTAAGTGGTAAAACAACTCCACACGATATATTGGGATTACCTGCAAATGATATAACTTCAACAACTAATACAATTACAACAGGTAGTGTTAATTTACAGGGTGCAGATGCTATTATAGTAAAATTGAGTAGTGGATCAGATGAATTTAATAAGACTATTTTTTCAGATTCACCTTTCTATACTGGTAGAATACTCATGTGTGGTGATGTAATTAACTATTCTGGTGTAGATGATGCTGTTGAACATAATTTCGATAGTGGTGTACAAAAAACCATATCGAGTTTACGTGTACAATTTTATTATAGTAGTAATAATCGTCTCATACCTTATGATTTTAGAAACGCAAATCATATACTTAAATTAGCCGTAACATGTTCTACAGATAAATTCGTCAATATACCTAAATTGATGAGAGATGATAATCTCCCAACACCTTTGAGTATCCCCGAATTTGAGGATAATCATAGGTGGGATGTTTATTTACCTATATTTTTTGTAGTAGCAACTGGTATATTTTTACTTTTTGTTATGAAAAATCCAAAAATTACTTAGTCACAGCGAAGATTGGTTGGGTTGGTTTGTTGACCTTGGTGGAGAGTCGGGATGTGATGAGATAGACAACGATAGACAAGAGAGTTGTCATAACAGCAGTGAGAGTGTAGTTCATACCACCGTTTTTGTTAACCTTAACAACTTGGTTAACGACCCATCTCACCAAGTCCACCCACGAGAGGGCGGCGGCGAAGGAAAACCCGGCGACAATCGCGTTAAGAGATTGACCTTCGAGTTCACGGGCAACGAGCATAGCAGTTTCTTGAGCAGTTTGAGCAGACATATTTTATACTATAAATATACATTTTATTCTGGGAATATTGTATCTTCGAATAAAATTTTTTTATATTTTTTTGTGTTTTTCATGTATCCTTTTAACATTTTTGGTTTTTCTTCTTTACCTGAAAGATACCCTGAAGAGCTAGATTCAGATTCCGTTTCTGTATCAGAATCTGAAATATCACTAATATCCGAATCTTTATCATCTGATATAACGAAATAATCAGAACTTTCTTTCCACCCTTCAGGCTCTGATGTGTTCATTACTATCTATAGCATTTTTTAACATCTGTTCTGAAGGATTTTTCGGCACCCAGTTTTCCCAATTGTCGTATGCAATGTTCATTTTAACAAATTTATATTCCCTACCCGAATATCTTTCGAATTCGATATCTTCTTCATCTTCGTCAATTACTTCAATTTCTTCTTCTGTATCATATTCATCTTCGTAAATTTCTGGAAAGTGTGTACCCATTTTTTTACCAACCTCGTTCATTGCACAGTATTTCATAGCATATTCTAGATCTTCACCAAGAACAATGTCTCGTCCACATGCTTTCGCATATTCTGCTGCGAATACCATAGATTTTTCCATGACGGGCTGGATAATGTTAATTGCGGATTCTTGTACTTGTTCAATTAAATAGTTCGTGGCGTCCTTTTCTTGTTTATTCATTATGTGTTAAATATTATTTGTGCTGTACCGTTTTCTACACGTAGTATATTATAACTATGTGCGTAAACTCTAAGTTCTCTTTCTGCAGATGTATCTGGATATAATTTTAATTTTAAAAATTGGTCTTTAATTAAACTAAAATTAATCTGTCCTGTTGGGTACCACCTTTCTGGTTCTAAAGCAAAACTATACGAATAGTATCTTCTGTATAATTGCGTTCTTGAATGATGTATACCACTTTGTACTGCGCGTAAATTTATAGCGTTACCAGTTTGTTCATTTAAAATAGTAGAATCTCCAAGTATAAGTTCGAGACTTTTAAGATTTTCAAAATTTGTGTATGTATTATCTATAATCATATGAGGTGAATCATAGTTAAATGGCGAAATGAAAAATCCTTCAACAACTTTACGTTTACGTTGAATTACGAAAAACAATTCTTTTACGGGGTTTACGAATTGGAGTCTATGTTTAAAATTAACTATTGAATTGTCACCTGATTCGCCCTGTGATATGGTATCACGACTCTCCTGGATTTGTGTTATGACGTAATCTTTTCTTTCTTTTTTTAAATTATTTTTTTCTTCTTTATCTAAAGAAACCATTTCCGTTGTTATTTTTAGACTCTTAATCAGTCCTTTAGGTGACACACCTGTGTATGATGGTTCACCATCGAATGTTCCGTAAATACAATCTTTTACGTCTCTTAGTTTAATAACAATTTCAATTTCTTGTTTATCTATAGAACATATAGGTATAGCCAATTCTGGGTTATTATAAAAGTAAAATGGTACATCAACAAAGTATTTTTTACTTGTTGTAGCATGTCCTAGGTATCCTAGAATAGCATTGTCCGAAACGGCCGTACCCGATAGTTCTTTAGGTTGTTTACCTACGAGTTTATCTAAACAGTATTGTTTCGTTTGTGTAACATAATTTTCGGAATAAATCGCTAAGAAATCACTAGGTACTCTTTGTATAAGATTGTTACCAATATATAGTTCCGCGTATTCAATCATAGTCTGGCCTATAGATTCGACGTATCCGAAACCAGACCATTTTGGATCAGAAGTTGGTGCTAAACTTTGGCTTATTGGGTTTAATTCTACTTTTAAACTTACTGTTTTAATAAGGTCACCTTGGTTTTGTGGTATGGTACACTTAATTATTTCACCAAACTCGACGTTTCCATCTACATCTAAATCATGGTAAAAGGATGCAAAGTTAGTATGTTTTTGAAAGTTTTTTACGAAGTATGTATATTCGGGATCATCCGTAAAAAAGGCGTCCTGTGGACCAGATGTTTCTAATTGAACTCGACCAGCCATTACTATTATAACTGACTAAAATTTTAAACCACTGAGTCCTGCGTCTACACGTAATACATTATAGTTTACAGCGTATACATAAACTTTGTGTTCAAAACTTGAATCTGGATTATCGAGTTCGATTTCTATTAAATTGTGTGCTATTCTACTCATATTAACCTGCCCTGTCGGATAGTATGTTTCTGGTTTTAGTGAAAAACTATACACACCGAAATTGTTATTAGTTGTTCCTGTGTAATATCTGAGTGGCTGCTCATAACTTAACATTAAGTTATCGGCGTCAATTATCGTGTTATTGTTAAATTTCATGTTAACGTGTTTAATTGGATTATACTTGTATACATCATCACTAACCGCCATAAAAAACATTTCCTTAACGGGGTTTTTAAAGTTAAGCATGACTGACTTTTTGGATTCACCAGCTTTAATTTTAAACTGAGACATTTGGACTTGTGTGATAACATATTCAATTGGTCTTGTTAATAAAAAATTCTTCTCGTCATCTGAAATAAAATAAAAATCCGATACAAGTGAAACTTTTTTAATTGACGAAGATACGTCTGGTGGAGGGTCTTCTATGGCACCATTATCCGTCGTATATTTTACGATAATATCTTTCAGTTCTTTAAATTTAATATTAACTTCAACTTGTTGTTTTGTGATAGCACATACTGGTATAGATAAGCTTGAATGTCTAAAAAAGTAAAAAGGTAAGAAAATATTATAATCCCAATCGTAAGAAACAGATATATAACTACCATGACCTGATAAGAAATACAGGGTTTGTGAAGTATCGTCAATGTTATTATGTATTTGGTTATACATGTATATATAATCACCGGTTATACGTTCAATTGTTTGTCCACCTATAAGTAAATCCGCGTATTCTATTATTTGTGAACCTATAGATTCCCGGTACCGAAGACTTTTAATATTTATCTGACCACCCATATTTGAATGTGCAGCACAATAATAGTATAAAATTGATGGTGCATTCTCTGGTACGACGAATGTAACAGTACCGTTGTCTGTTCCATCACCAGTCACACCAGTTTGATACGGAGAACCACCATTACGGGTTCCATTAATCGTTTCAGATAGGTAGAAAGGGTGATTAGATGCGTTTACATTAAAAGTATACGTCGTACCCTCGTATAAAGTCAATGTTGCTTTTGGTGCACCATCTATAATGTACTCACCACCAGAAGCGGTAACTGTAAAAGATTTATCAGGTGTAGTTGGTTTAGGTAAAGTAAATTTTAACATCATACTTCGGATAAGGTCACCTTTGTTTTTGGGTATTAAGCACTCGTTGGATGTTCCGAAATCTACATCACCTTCGAACGGAGTTTCTATAGCTTCTATAGAGAATTTGGTATGTCTTTTAAAATTCATTAGAAAATATGAAAGTTCTGGTTTACCTGTGAACCATTGGTCCTGAGCTCCTGTCACAGCAAGATTTATTCTACCAGACATTCTTACTCTATGTGAGTAAAATTTTACAAAATAAAACGAGGCGTTAAATTAGATGAATCTTCAACTTCGAAAATTCAAACCAGAAGGTATGGCAGATGATAAAGTTTGTGTGTTTATCGGAAAACGTAATACGGGTAAATCAACTCTGGTTACAGATATTTTGTATCATAAGAAACATTTACCAGCAGGAATAGTATTATCCGCTACAGAAGAAGGTAATCATTATTATCAACAGTACGTTCCTGATCTTTTCATTTATGGTGATTATGATAGGGATGCTATAGAACGTGTTATGGATAGACAAAGGAAATTGGTTGGAGCAGGTAAGCAAAATTGTGGTACGTTTCTCCTTTTAGATGATTGTATGTACGATTCTAAGTTTATGAAAGATACTTGTATTAGACAGTGTTTTATGAATGGGAGACATTGGAAGATATTTTTCATGCTTACAATGCAATACTGTATGGATCTTCCACCAGCACTCAGGGCGAATATAGATTACATTTTCATTTTACGTGAAAATATAATTCAAAATCGCGAGAAGTTATATAAAAACTTTTTTGGTATTTTTCCATCCTTTGATATGTTCAATAAAGTTATGGACTCGTGTACAGAGAACTACGAGTGTTTAGTTTTGGATAATACATCAAAGAGTAATAGAATAGAAGATTGTGTATTTTGGTACAAGGCAAAACTCCGTAAAAATTTTAAGGTCGGGGCACCTCAGTATTGGCAAACACATAAAAAGATGTTTAATCCAAAACACGGTAATATGAAAATGGGAGATAGAAACACAGTTAAAAAAACAACGCCATTAAAAGTTATTAAGAAAAAATGATGCGAGTTTTTTCCCGAAAAATATGTACAGCTTTAAACATAACACCAGTACCACCCACTAAAAATATACCATTGGTATACCCAGCGTTTAACGAAGTAAATACTACTACGTATAACACAGACGAAGGATATCGTGTATTGGTCGATGTTTGTCATGAAACAAAAACGGTCTATATAGATCACGACATGTCTAATTATGACGAATTAAACGATTTACCTAGAATAATAAAAACCTTCGGTTGTTTGTACCCAAATTATACTTTACGTAAATAATACAGGCTAATGCGTTATCATTTATAATGAAAAAAGTTGTACATAATTATATGACGGATATACCAACATTAAACCTTTCTGATTCCGGTGACGGTATGGTTAATTTAAATAATAACCAATCAACGAATTTTATTCCAAATGGCCCACCTATACAACCGCAGAATATTATGCCTGAAAAAAATGTGAGTGAAAATAAACAGACTATGGACTCTACACCTATTTCAGATATTATGGGACAAATTGAATCCCCACTCGAACCACCAATGATGGCCCAAGATCCACGAATGACACAAGCCCAAGCTCAGGCTCCAATGATGTTGGTGCAACAACAACCTACACAACAACAAAATGATAAGAAGGGTTCTGATAACAAAAATCCGTTTAATTTAACAGATGATCAGTTTCAAGCTCTCGTCGTCGCTGTTTGTACTGCGATAGCAATTAGTAAGCCAGTTCAAGAAAAACTCGCTAACTTTGTACCACAGTTTCTTAACGATCACGGGAACAGAAGTTCTATTGGTTTAGCAGCAACTGGTGTAGTTGCCGCAGTTGCATTTTATACCGCTTCTAAATACGTTAATTAAATTACGCATTATTATTCATGGAATTGGCATATAATCCTTCTCTTTTAACAAAAGGAAGAACTATCAATAAGCCAACTATAAATCCAACCATACGAAGACCATAAACAATACCGGTACTTCTTATAGATTGACCATAATTTTCAAATTCCTTCTTAAGTTTTTCGTCCATATATGTTATACTTAAAACTGCTAAAAATCCTAAAAGGGACATGACGGTTAACACTTTCATATCGAGTGACGCTAACCCGAAAAAGTAACCACCTTTAGTTATTTTACCAATAAAAACTGGTATAATAAAAGTTAATATAGTTAAGTTTGCCCAGAAATTTCCGGTATGTAAAGGTATCGCAGATAATGCATAAATTATAGACCAAATGAGTATCATTTGTACAAGTTCAAAATTGGTTGGACCTTCCATCTTTTATGTATAATTATAAGATATATTATTTATCCTGAACATGTTTACCACAAAATTCAGTTTTATCTGGTATTTCTTTGTATATACCTATCGAAATTGCTATTTCCCTGAGTTCCTTATAATTTTTCCAAAATTCAGGTGAATGCGAATACTCTTTAACGGTGGAGTGTGCGAGTTCGTGTAGAAGAACGTGGAAAATTTCGTTAATTTCACCGTCTATACACAGACCTATTTCATTACCTTTATCTGTATTATAACCTATATTACCATCTAATTGTTTGAAATAGGATATGGGAAGTTCTCGTGTTATAACCTGAAACTTTTCTATATTTTCTTTTTTTAGGTGTTCTCTGAGTATTCTATATCTTTTCTTAATTTCTGTTATTTTATTGGGCTCTTTAGTGTTAATAATTATATATACGTTTATGATAAGGAGAAGTAATGCGAGTATCATCTTACCATAAACCTATATAAAAAATCAATTTGAAAAAAGTATAATGATACGTAAATTTATTAATTTTTTAACGAAACCCGAACCACGACCCGTTCTGGGTCGGTGGGCGGTAAAATCGTGTAGTGAACTACTCACGTCCATAAACTCCGTGTACCAGAACCGCGACCATTGTGGAGACGTAATATGTCACGAACCCAAAAAAGCAGAAGAATATATTAAAACTGATAAAAATATCAAGTAAAGGTATATGAGTAACTCCAATGTTCCCCAGGAACTTCGTAACCTTGGTGTTAGGAACATGAATATTACATCCCTTGATCTAGAAAATAGAAACTTAACCAATTTACCATCATCTATTGGTAACCTTAAAAAACTAAAGGAACTTGATTTGAACAATAATAATTTAACCTCATTACCACCACAAATTGGTAACCTTAAAAAACTTACGCATCTTAATTTGAACAGTAATGATTTAACCTCATTACCACCACAAATTGGTAACCTTAAAAATCTACAGGCTCTTACGATGGTTGGTAATAGTTTAAACTCGTTACCATCATCTATTGGTAACCTTAAAAATCTACAGGAACTTGATTGGGAGGGTAATATTTTAAACTCGTTACCATCATCTATTGGTAACCTTAAAAAACTTACGTTTTTTGGTTCGGGAGATAATCGATTAAACTCGTTACCAGAATCAATCGGTAAACTTACAAAACTTGAAGTACTTAGATTGTCAAGTAATAATTTAGAATCGGTACCACGACAAATCGGCAACCTTAAAAAACTTATGTTTCTTGGATTGGCTGCTAATAAATTAACATCGATACCAAAAGAGATCGGTAAGCTTACAAAACTCGAGACCATTCTTTTAGGCTTTAATAAGTTAACCTCGTTACCAGATGTGATCGGTCGTCTTCCAAACCTAAGATCCATTTATATACATAGTAACCCAAACCTTAGAATCATACCAAAATCACTTCATCGATCTGGTTTAAGCATTACTAAGAGTAGTTGGACACGTTTTGAACATATACCACTTAGACCTGTACAACGTAGAAACGTACCCCTAAACACTAATCGTAACGATCCTATATCTGGGCATAATTTTATTGTTGGTAATAATGCCTTAAACCTCGGATACAATAGGTACTTAACTGAAAATTCACTTCTAAACTGGATAAAAACGAAAAATAAAAATACTAATATCACTAATATTAAAACTTTATACAGTCTTAGCCCAAACACAAATATCGTTTCAAATCCATTTACACGACAACCATTATTTAGAAGAAACTTAAATTTCGTCAAGTTTGTAAAATCAAACACACCGAACACTCTCGCGAAAAACCTAAACAAGATGAAATTAAATAACATACCAAAAACACCAAACAAACCAAACACGATCAGAAAAAAGGCGGGTAACGCCGCTCAGAGTAGACGTACAAATGTCAATAATAATAACTAATCATTTCTTATACACAAACCTAAATTTACTATACAAATCCGAAACCGGGTTCCCTTTAAGATCTTCCCACAGTGTTAAAGTAAACCCCAAATTTTCCATTCGCGTGAATAACATATCTTTATGCGCTATAGGTTCGACTTTTGGTCCGTCGGCATAATACGGCGTATCGGCTAAATGGACGTATAACTTTTCCCCAAAGTTCCCCGAACTCGTATGTTTCATTAGAAAGTAGTTCCCTAACTCATCTTTTACGGGCGTGTTCATGATAATCTTATCGGAATTTGGTATAATCCCTATGAATTGACCCCCGGGTTTAAGTCTATTCTTAATTGCTAATAAAGACGTCTCGAATAACTTGGGTGATTCGAATATATAGTGTAACGCAAAGTTATAACATACGACGTCGTATTTCCTTTGTGGACACGCAAATATATCACCTTCATAAAAATTGACGCGTATTTTCATGTTCTTTGCGCGTGACTTAGCCTCCTTAAGTGAATCTGGGTTTGGTTCACACATACTTATGTTTGCACCAGCGTGTTTCCATTTTTGGAGATCACCACCGAATCCACATCCTACATCCAAAATACTATCGCCTTCACGGGTAGCCGATTGGATGAGGAGACGCTTAGACTCGTTATGGTACTTGCGTATCTCCTCCATTTATTTATAATGGTTTTTCCTTTTTAAATTGAGTTAACTAAGGTTTTAAAATAATTATTTAATTATTAACTAATAAACTATTATTCGATACTGTTATATTTTGCAATTGTGATTTGAAAATAACAAGAAATCCTCTGTAACATCTTTCCTCGGGTGTAGAACATTTATCTAAATGTACGTGCGATATACCTCTTTGTTTACACTTTATTAAAATATTTTCTAAATTTGAAAACCTGATTTCAGTCTTGTTGTGTTTTCGAAAGATTTCTTCGCGAGAAACATCGTGATAAATAAGAATTCCGTTATTCGATAAAATACGATCGTATACATAATCAAACCATTTATCGGTATTCCAATGGTCTGCATCAGAAAAAATAAAATCAAACGATTTGTTACACGAGAATAAGAATTCCTTTTCGTCAGACTCGACGATATCGATATACTCTTCCAGTTCCTGAATATGTGTAGGTTTATTACCTTTCCAATCGATCCAATTATCAACCAATGTCAATTTTTTTAAATTTTCATTTTTTTTAAGAGCTTTTATTAAAACTACTGTAGTTTTACCACTACCTACACCCATTTCTAAAACATTATCAGGTTTATGACTCCTTATTAATCCGTATACGAGGTCTAAATGACAATCGTCTACAGCCACATTTAAAAATGGGTTATCATCAGATGTTATAGTTTTAAATTCCATATTATTAAATATGGATAAATTCTTTAAACACGTTGAAAGAAAATTAGTAAATTTAAACGAGTAAACTAAGTCTTACAATAAAATATCAGACTATATAAATGGCACCCAAAAGAAAAACTGTTAAAAGTATCAAGGAATCACCAACAAAAAGTGTAGTTAAAAACTCTAATGCATGTTCGTGTTCAATAGGAAGTTACAATAATGATATGTATAACGGAAAGAGGAGAAAACAAACTAACATTAAAAATTTTTTTAAAAAAACAACAAAAAAAATTAATAATCAAGGATCCGCGATTAGAGAACCAACTCTACAAGATAGACGTGAAAATTATCATAAAAAGTTTGGTAATCAAATTATTAATTATTCTACATCAAAACGAAATTCCCTTTCACTATCACAGAATAATAAGGCTAAAATGAAAAAAATTAAAGAATTAGAGAGGAAACTAGCATTTCTATTAGCGCAGAAGGCAAAGAAAGAAGCTAATAAGAAGGCAAAGGAAGAAGAAAACCGTAATACAAAAGAAAATAATAAAATAATAAATCGTATGATTAACAGTTTTATAAAAAATAAATAATATTGGTTTATATAAATGCCACCTAAAAGTTCTTTCATCGCGGGAACTCCTAATAAGCAAAATAAAAGAAAAGAAGTTAAAAAACCAAATACAAAACTTGAAACAGTATCTTTTAATAAATTAATAAAGGAAATATTACAAGAAAAGGAAAAATCTAAACAACGACGAAGACGATTACAATTTAACTCTAATTCAAAACCAAAAAAATAATCACATTTTATAGAAACAGAAACCTAAATTTTAAATTAATGTAAATCCAATATCTTTAGGTTTAATTTCTTCACTAAGTTTCCAGTTCCATAAATAGTAATTATTATCACCCGTCCCTTTCACGAATTTATGTTTAACGAGTTCTTCTTCGTCTACACCTATATCTGTACAGTTGTATACATCGAAACCTCGGTTACGCGCCATCATTATTGCGTCTTTTAAAGAATCGCCAATATTATACAATTTAAAAGCTTGGTTGATTTTTATACCTGATTTTTCGTGTATATAAGGAAGACTACAGAAACAAACGAATTTATCTTCGTCGTCACTCAAATACGAATAAATTATATTTTCACGCGGTAGTAACCACTTTCTCACATATATTTCATCCACCTCTATAGATATTTTAAATTGTTCGAAGTATTTTTTTAACATTCGCGTTACTCTAGGTACATCTTTTTTCGTCATGTCTCTTAAATAACTATTACCAATTAGTTTATGAGGTCGCTCGTTTGAATCTGATGAAAACCCCACTTTATACAAATTTTTTACATTTATGAGTCTATGCCAAGTTCTCGCGTTTGCAAAAGGTGTAGGTAATCGTTTACAAGCCGTGTATATAGCTTGCCAAATATCAATATCGTGTGCCTTTCGTGTAATTTCGTTTATGAGTAAAGGTGCAAACCCCTTGGATCTTGAATTCTTATCGACACACAAAAAATTTATTTGTAACATTTTTTTAATTGTTTTGTTTATACGAATTTTACTAATAATAGCAGTTATACATCCTTCAATTTTTTTCGTTTCTTTATTTCTAATAGTTATAATCCAATCTTCATTTACTGCGATTTTTAAAAGTTCCAATTCATATTCAAAATAGTAATTAGAATCACGAAGATAATGATCTTTTAGAAACGCGTGAAGTTCATATAAATTACACGTACTCCATTCGTATTGTTCGTCTAATTTTATACTTTTAAATTTTATTTTATCTATTTCACCTTCTTTTTCGTTAATAACATTATTTTGAGGAACTGGTTGTTTATCCCACCACTTATGTATACTCATATTATTTAAAATAGGCTTAAAGTTTTTAACCTATTTTACAATATATAAAATGTCACTCGAACAAGATTACACGACCGTACCAGGACAGGTTTTTGCTTGTCTCTCCATAGTTGGACCAGAAGCACCTCAAAAAAACGATAAGTTTGGAATTAAAATTAGAGGTACATTTAACTCACGTGATGAAGCAGCGTCTCACGCTAAACGTCTTCAAAAAGAAGATTCGACCTTTGATATTTACGTTGTTGATATGTATAAATGGCTCTTGATTCCACCCGACCCGGCTCAAATTGAGGATGCACATTATGCGGATAATAAGCTCGAGGAACTCATGCAAGGGTATAAGGAAAATCAAGCACAAGCTGCAGCTATGTTTGCCGAACGTAAGCGTGATATGGCGGCTATTAAATCACCTGGTTCCGATACATATTTTAAGACTGGTGATGAGAATTCTAAATTTTATACGAAACCAGACGAGGCTCCGATCAGTCACCCATCTGAAATTCTCGAACGCCTTCAAAAGGAAAAACCAGACGAGGATATGGAAGAACTCGTAAAGGAGGCGGATGCGATTGTTGCACAAGAAATTAAGGATAGAACTGAACAACGCGAAAAGGATGCTAAAGAGGCCAAGGAGAAACAGGCTAAGGAACGAGGGTTTGAATCGGTTGAAGATATGGAAAAGTATGACGATGAACAGATATTGAAGGAAATTGAGGAAAATGAAAAGAAGGCTAGGGAAGAATTGGAAAAAAAGGCTAAGGAACGGGAATTTGAATCAGTTGAGGCCATGGAAAAATATGATGCTGAACAGTTAACCATGGAAATAGAAGCTAAAAAATCACAAGTTGAAAATTCGGTTGAAGCTCAGGTAACAGAAAAGACTGACGATGGTGAAGAAGAGGAAGTTACGTCAAAAAATAATGAAAACGACGAACACGAACAATAAATATTAAATTAATTAATTTTGTTATATAACTATAAGTATGTTGAGTATTACATTGAACATAATCACCATTATTATAGTACTAGTTGTAGTTGGTTTACTTTTCAGATTGTATACAGATAAAAAAAGTAAAACAGATACAGAGACGGTATCGTCAGATTTAAAAAAAAACCCTTCGAACTCAGACGAAGGTGAAGTTCAGGAAGTTACTGCTTCTGATGTTATTTATGATACAGTTACAGATCCACTCGTCGTAAGCCGGGCGTATTTTACGGAAACGGGATACGGCGAATTGGGTGATTTTAAAGGTCTACAAGCACAACTTTCCAATACATATTGGATACATGGTAAACTTATCCCGGCCTCAGAATAACTGGCTGCATAGTTTTACCCATAAAAAAACCAAGTAAAAAAGCTACAAAAATTATAATATACCCAGTTTTATCTAAATTTGAAAATATATCATTTTTTTCATTTTGCATTTGATGTGGGTGATGTGCGTAAATTTGTGGAGGCGGAATATAATATTGTTCGTTATTTTCCGGTTCCTGTTGAATATTTTCACTTTCGTTAGAGAACGTGTCCTTATATTCATCTGCATTGTATTGGATTGGTGTTCCTACGTCCGATTCCATTTATAAATTTTAAATTTATTTTTTTAAGCCAGTTATTACTCATCTTCATCTTCATCTGAGAAATCTTCGTCGTCATCTTCATCTTCAACAACAAAACCTTTTAAATTACCATTTTCATCACCATCTGATAAATCATCATCTTCTTCTTCCTCGTCTTCATCATCTTCTTCATCATCTGTACAAAAATCTTCGTCATCGCTTTGGAGTAAATCTACATCAGAATTATATTCGTCTTCTCTAAAATCATCCTCTACATCTTCTTTTAATTCTAAGCGTTGAGGCTTTTTTGAAATTCTTCCTGATCGAGTTCTAACACCGTTTGACATTATAGATTAATAGTAGACAATTCTTTTAAGTATTTTACTCATTTACTCCTTTAGTTGATTAATTTCTTCTCTAATGTGTAATTCATTAAAGTGTACTACAATTTTAACGGATAAATCATGTAATTTATCCTGAATATCTGTGTCTCCTGATACGACATTAAGTCCTATTTCTTCTAAATTGTTAATCGCACGAGTTAGTAACTTTTTTGATACTTCAACATGACTTCTGTATTCTAAAGCCATGTTTATGTTTGCGATAAATTCTTTATAAACTGTTGGATTTATTCCTGAGTATTTATGGGTTTCTTTTATTATATTTTGTATATCGGTTGTATTTGTTTCTTTTTTGAGTAGAGTAGATATTGTGTAAATTACAAGTGCCAATAGTAAAAGAGCTATCATTCTATAATTTAGTTGCTATTTTATCTGTGAGTAAATGTTTACGACAATCACATTTACACTTTTGTTCTAATACCTTTTTTACTATTTCAAAATTCACGTTAATTTCTTTACATTCTGGACACGTGTAGTTGGTATGTATTAAATATTTTTTTATACCCTTTTTCTTATCAATTTTTTCTATTTTACATTCTGTCTGTAATTCGAATATATTTTTTAAAATAAACTTGTTTAGTAGCGTTTTAATATCATTTTCACTTATTTTTGTGTTGGTATCAACTTGTTTAGGTAATTTCTGCATATACTTTTCTATTTTACCTTCTTTGTAAAGTGCCTTTTTGATTTTTGGTGATAATTGATGCCTTTTCCCTGTAAAATCTTTACAAAACCCAAAATGTCTCATTGTATCAGTAGTTGAAAAGCATTTTTGTGCTATAGTATCTCCTAATATATGAAACCATACGTGATTAGAATTATGATTACATTTTTTATTTTCACAATAAAATGAATTTGTTGAAACAAGAAACTGGTTTTTATTTTCATAAATTTTTGTTATTCTTGATAAATTTTGACCTTCTAAATTTTTTCTTACAAATTCTTCTATAAGACTAATAGCTTCCTGATCTTTGAACTCGTTTTTTATTTCGGTTGTTGTAAAATCTCCTTCTTGTTTTTTTACACTTCCTTCAATTATGACTGGATCATCTCTTTCTGTTCTTAATGTTGCCATTTGCATAATTTTAACATTTGCTATGTTTCCTTCTACTGCCTCTAACATACTAGAAGGTCCAAATCTGTATATAAAAATGGGTTTGTATTCACTTTGTGTTTCTTTACCTGTGTGATTACATTTTACACAACCCTGACCCGAACACGCCTCGTGTTTACCTTTTTTATATGACCATGGCATACGAAACCCACTTCCTTTAGTTTTTCTTTCAGAACTACCGTATACAGATATATCAACTATATCACTCCAATCTTTCGACCCATATACCAAATTTAATGTGTTTATGACGTGTTGACGAATGGCTAATGCCGATGATCTATTAACAACGAAACCTGGCCAATTTATATGAACACCCGTTTTTATAAGGTGACCTACCGGTTTTGGTTCCGCTACGGAAATTAAGGCCTCTTTACTACCGAATTTCGAAACCTTATCGCATATAACTCTGCACACACTTTCGAGATCAGAAAATGACATTTCATCTTCATCTTTATAGTCGAGATCTACAAAAAAGTTATAATTATCTGTTTTCTGTTCAACGACGAATATTTTTTCACCATTATTATATCCTTCTACATACTTTTCGTAAAAATCATTCAATCTATCAAATGGCACGGAAAGGACACCACCGTCCATGAGCACATGTGATAAATTGGATCCGTTTGAGAAACCCTGTTCTCTACACCATTGTTTAAACATGATGTATACTTACCAATTATTAGTTTTATTTTTTTATATTAATTAATCACTATCGTAATGGTGACGCCAAATTGACTTTCTAAATGAAACTTCTGGATACTGTTCCTGTTCTGATAAATTTTTTTTAAGTACTAAAAGTTCATAAACTTTATCTTCATTATGAAGTTCTGCATACCTTTCTGCCTTTTCACTGGTATATCCGTGTCTTTCAATAAGGAGTTCTTTTATCTGCGATAAAATATAAGCTTTAGACTTCATTATTTAATAGAAAAGGTTTTTCTATTCAAAGAAGTTACACACGCGTAAAACTCCGGATTATTGAGTACGTTTTTTACTATTCTATCCCACTGTTTCTTTGTGTTAAATTCAGTTAAAGTTTCAAAATTCATAAAATCATTTTCGTCAAATGTTCGTTTAATTGGTAATTTTTGTATTTTTTTTAAATTTGTTTTCATTTTTTCATCGTTAAATTTTTTAATGAGGTCACCCTGTTCCTGTTGTGTATAATTTACGAAAAATATGAACACGTTATATTCTAAATCGACCCCTGGGCTTTCTTTTACTATAAACTTAAAATCTGAGTATTCACCCTTTTTAAGTGAAACTACTCCCCTGGTTTCTTCTTCGAGCTCTCTTAAAGCACATCGTATGGGATTTGGTATTTCTCTGCGTCTACACCCTCCTGTCACGAAAATCCAATCTTTGAATCTTCGATCTCGAACAGTTAGAAACTTTGGTTTAGAACCCGTAAATGTTACGGGAATAGCAATGGCTTTATATTTCTTCATTGCGCATTTGCAAGTTATAATTTAGCGAGATGATTATTCTGAAGATTCTTCTTCGCTATCTTGATTTTCATCAATTTCTTTAGCTACTTGGGTTTCATTTTCTGTTGTTTTTTTAGTTGGGATTTGACACTGAGATTTTTCTGGTCTGGGAAATGCTGGTCTGGATAAAAATGAAGCTAATTTTCCATTAAACCCCTTAACATTTTCCATTTCTTCTTTAGTTGTTTTGAGTTCTTTATACATGTACAAAGTTAATGCTATGCATAGCAAAACACCGATTGCTGTAACGGTTTCACGATCAAAAGTAAACATTATATATTAAGTTTTACAATCATGTTTTTAAGTATGTATAATCGCACCCATATGAGAACCTTTTTCCTTGGGACACTCGTACCCTTGTTGAGCAAATTGAATCTCCTGGAAATGACCTTCTTTACACTCCGCGTTTTGAGTGGGTTTTTGTTGTTTCTGGTCGACGAGATGATTCAAAGTTCCGGACTTAGGATCGTACGTAATAATAAAAATAAAAGCTGTAAGAAAAACTAATTGCCAAAACATTTATAATAAGTGGCTAAAATTAAATTAGTTCGAGTACATCAAACCACCCATACCGTTTTCAATACGGAGGATGTTGTAGTTGACACCATAGACATTATCTTCGAAAGTATCGCCTTCAACAACGAGTCTCGCGGAATCGAGTCTACTGAAATTGAGCGAACCAGTTGGTTGAAGCTTGGATGTATCGAGACAGAATGGAACCAATAAAACATCGTTACTCGCCGCGGCGTTTTGCGTGTGGTAGTAAACTGGTGTGTACGTAAAGTGTGGTCTGACAGATTTGGCATCAGAAACGTCCGTACCGTTAATTTGCAATTTCATCTTAGCAGTCGTGAGAGCACCAGTTGTATTTTTGGCGACCAAATACTTCATTGGGTGGTTGAAGCTGAGTTCTTGGATCCCCGATTTGGAAGCAATAGCTTTTTGGGTTTGTGTGACAATCATATTTTGTGGTGTAGACGAAATAGACATACGTTCATCAGTATCGAGATGGATGAATTGTGCGTACACTTCCATATCATCTACGGCCAATTCACCCCACGTAATTCTCAATTCAACATCATGGTACTGAAGCGCGACCAATGGGAGCGCGGATTGGGCGTTTTCGCAAAACGAAAACCTGAGTGGGACATAATAATCTGTAGTCGCTTCATAGTTGCTTTTAGAGCTCGTTTGATTCATCACAACTGGTGCAAGATCGGTCATAAATTCAGATTCTTGCGTGTCGATGACTTGTCCACCGATTAAAAGTTCAACTTTACTGACATAGTCTTTCAAATTTTGTGTTCCGTTGGCTCTGCTCGCAACATAGACGTATCCGAGCATATCACCTTTACGCTCGAACCTAACAGTGGACATACCACCAGTG